GAAGATGAATAAGCAGGAATTGATTAAAGAATTTGAAGAAATCGGGATTCATGGTTTGAATATGTTTGGAACTGTAGTCAAAGGCATTCCGACCGAAACTGCAATTACATTAATCAAACAACTAGACGAACCCCGAAAAGTCAAAGTAAAGCAGTTTGTGGCGGATTGGTATGAGAGAAATGAAAATGATTTAGACTATAACATTTGGGATTACATCTATAATTGGGAGGATCAAGAAGAATCCGAATTCAAAAACTGGTTTAATTGTTCAAAAAAAGCATTTCAAACCCTCGTCAACATGCACCAATTTGGTTACGAGGTTGATGAAGAAAAGAGGTATCTGGTTAAGATTAAAGCATCTGGTCAGTACATTATGAACAATCCTGATGAGAATGCTGTTTTTTTCTACAGCAGCAGAGCGTATTCTAAACTTACTCGCAAAGAACTCGAAGAAGCTGGATTCGGATGGGTGTTCGATTGTGAAGGTGTTGAGATTGAGGAGGTAACAGATTGAAAAGATTTGTCGCAATCTGGATTATTCTATCTGCTGGACTAAACATCTGGCAGAGTATCCATATTAAAAAACTAGAAGAGAAGCGCCCGATGGTTGTCTATAAGGCAGATAACGCAGGCGCTGAGATATTCGGCAAAGTCCTTGAGAAAGGACGACACGGCAAGCTATATACGCTTACCATTCGTGACTACGGTGTGTTCGTGATTACTAAGGACGTGTATGATAAAGTGAAAGTTGGGGATGAGGTGTTACTATGACAACAAACATGGAATTATTAGCGCATCATGTTGAACATTGGGCGAAAGAGCGAGGGCTAGACAATCCCGACAATAGCACGGCTCAAGCATTGAAGCTATTTGAGGAAGCAGGCGAACTGGCGCAGGCACATCTCAAGAAACGAGATGATGAGGGCAAGGATGCCGTGGGTGATATTTTGGTAGTGTTGACTATCTACTGTCAGCAGAAAGGTTGGTCTATCGCTGAGTGCTTCCAGATGGCTTGGAACGAGATTAAAGACCGTAAAGGCAAGATGGTAGACGGATCGTTCGTCAAAGAGGAGGATTTGGTATGATACCGAAATTTAGGGTTTGGCTGACAGACATTGATCAAATGTTAAGAGTGAAGGCTCTCGTTTTTGAGAAAGATAAGACAAGATGTTTTTGTGGCTATAGTTTTGACTTTTACCTTGAAGATGAAAATGCAACTATCATGCAATCAACAGGACTCAAAGATAAAAACGGCAGGGAAATCTTTGAGGGGGATATTTTGGCATGCAAAACTGATGATGAAGTGATAAATTTGAATATATTTTGGGATGAAGAGCATGCTTTATTTATGTTCGAGTCGAAAAAATATAACGAACAGGAACCTTTAGCTGAATTGGTTGAAGATAACACATATCCGTTTGAAATCATCGGCAACATCTACGAAAACAGAGAGCTTTTGGAGGATAAGAAATGAGACCGAAAAGATACCCTTGATAAATAAAAAAAGCTAAGACACTCTCTGCCTCAGCTAAATTCCTATTAAGACTATTATATCACAAAGGAGATAGAGAGTGAACAAGGCTAAAGAGCTATTGAAAGAATTACAAGACCTTGACATGGACATCCAAAGCCGTATAGATGAAATCAATGAGCTTGAGGCAGGTTTGCTCTCAAGTCCTAAGTGGTCAGGTGTCAAAGTCCAAGGTGGACAGACTAGAAAAGTTGATGATGTTTATACTCGGTTGGTAGTGATGAAAGAGGCTATAGAGCAGGATACTAAAGAGGTCATTAACAGAAAACTTGAACTTGGTAGAATGATCAACAGGCTTAAAAATCCCAAGCACAGGGCGGTATTAAGAATGACTTACATCAACAAAGGCACCGCTGATAGCGTTTGTTATGATTTGAAGATGAGTCGTACAACCTATTACAGGTTAAAAAATGAGGCGGTCTTAGCTTTGGAAGAAGTCATCTAACCTCATAGTGATCGTATGGGACTTTTTGGAACAGCACGGTTCTAAAAATCTGTTAGAATGGTAGTGTCAAGAATTGAAAAGAGAGGTCTCAGAATTTGGTAGATGGTTACCTGAAATCAGGGTGTCGTAAAGGCATTGAGGGTTCGAGTCCCTCCCTCTATTTCGTTCATTGACGTCTCCTTTATACTTTATTATATTTTTCCGAGGCTTCGGTCTCGTTTTGGCGGTGACAGGCAAGTGGTTTCTCTCCTATGTTTCCCTTGGTTCGATTCCGGGCATCGCCGTTAAAGACTACAAAAAAATAAAAAAAGGAAAACTTTCAAATTGATTACTAATTAACACGCAAGTCTGTAGTCTACTTGCAGAAAGGTCGCACATCGTGTGGCTTTTTTTGATTATTTGAAAAGGGGGTGATGGAAAATGAACAATAAACAGAAACACTTCGCTGATGAGTACATCATCAGTAGAAACGCAACACAATCTGCAATAAGAGCAGGGTATTCTGAAAAAACAGCGAGGTCTATAGGACAAAGATTGTTGACAAAAGTTGACATTTCTGAATACATTAAAAAACGTACTGAAGAACTTTTTGACGAACGTTCGATGTCAATCGCAGAAGCCTTGGCAATCTCTGCTAGTATCGCTAGAGGGGAAACTCAACAAGGGTATTCTAAAAAAACTGTAAAGACTGCTGAAGGTGTGGAGGTATCGGAAACGACTTATGAATTTACTCCAACGATTGAAGAAAGACAGCGGTCTCTAGACCACATATTCAGAGTGAACGGGGCTTATTTAGAGAGAAAAGAAATCGAGATGTCTTCGGCTGTTCAATTTGTTGATGATATAGGATTTGGCGATGAAGCGTAGAATGAGCGAGTTTATTCCTAAGGCTTTTTATCCCATGTGGCGTGCAGCATTCGACCCTAAAATCTTACATGTAGTTGAAAAAGGCGGGCGCGGTTCTGGTAAGTCAAGCGACCTAGGGCATACTATCATTCAACTGATTATGCGCTATCCAGTCAATGCCGTGTGTATTCGTAAGACAGATAATACGCTAGAACAATCGGTCTACGAGCAATTGAAATGGGCGATTAGTGAGCAAGGGGTTAGTCATTTATTTAAGATTAATAAATCCCCTTTGAAGATAACCTATATCCCAAGAGGGAATTATATTATCTTCCGTGGTGCACAAGATCCAGAGCGTATCAAATCCTTGAAAGACAGCCGTTTTCCATTCGCAATCGGCTGGATTGAGGAGCTTGCTGAGTTTAAAACTGAAGATGAAGTAAAGACAATCACCAACTCACTCCTACGTGGAGAATTGGCTGATGGTCTTTTTTATAAGTTCTTCTACTCTTACAATCCTCCGAAAAGAAAACAGTCTTGGGTAAATAAGAAATATGAAAGCGTCATACAGCCTCCTAATACCCACGTACACCATTCAACTTACTTGGATAACCCATATATATCCCAAGCCTTTATAGAAGAAGCAGAGGCTACGAGAGAGCGTTCAGAGAAGCGTTACCGTTGGGAGTATTTGGGCGAGGCTATCGGTTCGGGTGTAGCACCTTTTGAAAATCTGGTATTCCGCAAGATTACAGATGAGGAGATAGCAAGGTTTGATAACATTCGGCAAGGGAATGACTTTGGATATGCTAACGATCCTCTGGCTTTTGTAAGATGGCATTATGACAAAAAGAAACGTGTTATCTACGCTATCGATGAGATTTACGGCGTAAAGATTAGCAACCGTGAATTAGCTGAAAGAATCCGTGAGAAAGGCTATCAATCTCAGATGATAACCTGTGATAGCGCAGAACCTAAGTCAATTGATGAATTAAAACTGCAGCTGAATATTCCACTTGTCCAAGGTGCTAAGAAAGGTCCTGATAGTCGTGAGTATGGAGAACGCTGGTTGGATGATTTGGATGCTATTGTGATAGATCCAGAACGTACACCTAACATTGCAAGAGAGTTTGAAAGCGCCGACTACGCCGTTGACCGTGATGGAAATCCTAAGCCTAAATTAGAGGAAGTAAACGACCACACAATCGACGCAACTAGATATGCGTTTGAAGACGATATGAGACAGCCAGGAATATCATTCTGGTAGGAGAAGGAGAAATGTTGAGTAATTGGTTTAAATGGTTAATCAGGCGGTTGTTGATTAAGAATACAACCCAAAATGAAATACTAGAGATTGAGATAAAAGAACACCAGAATTCTGAGAAAGTAAGCACAATGAAAGAGGCTTACAACTACTATCGAAACCGCACGGATATCCGAAATAAGAAAGTAGATGTAGACTGGCGGACGAACTCAAGGATTGAATTAGGGTTGTTTAAGAAGTTAGTAGATCAGAAGGTTGGTTATTTGTTTTCGAAACAGCCGACAATCTCGCTTGAGGGAGAAGAATCACAAGACTTTTTAGACAGCGTGTTTGACGAGGACCTTTTATCTACGATTAAATCACTCGGTAAGGAAGCGGTGATGAAAGGGATAGCTTATGGATTGCCTTATTACGACGAGAACGGCCGTCTACGCTTGTTTAAAATCCCAAGCGAACAGATTATCCCTTTTTGGAAAGACGAGCGTCATTTGGAATTATCTGCCTTCGTGCGTGTCTATAATCAAGCAGTCTACGAAAGCGGAGTGAAGAAGACCAAAACATTTGTAGAATACTACGACGAACAAGGAATTACAGATTATATCTGGACAGGTTCACACCTTGAACTCAATCCGCTATCCAAGGAGACCAAGGGGAATTTTTATTATGTCAACGCAGACGGCACACGGATTCCTTACACTTGGGAAAAGGTCCCTCTGATTCCATTCCGTTACAACGAGTATGAGGATGGTCTTTTAGTCCAAACCAAGTCTCTGATTGATAATATTCAACTTCAAATGTCTACTAATGCTGATATGTTGGCAGATATGCCGAAGTTGATTTACGTTTTGAAAAACTACCAAGGCGCAGACTTGGGCGAGTTCATGAATAATCTGAATAAGTTCCGCTCTATCAAGGTTTCTAGTGATGGTGGTGTAGATACCCTGCAAGCAGACAATGATACTAGCGGAGTTGAAGCAGATATTGAACGCTCACGTAAGTTCTTGTATGAGGCTGCACGAGCCATTGATACCCAAGATGATAATCTAGGCAATGCAAGTGGTCAGGCTCTTAAATGGCGCTATACAGACCTTGATTTAGACTGTAATGAGCTAGAAAATGAGTTTCAAAAAGGTATTAAGCAATTTCTTTGGTTTGTAGAACAGTATGCAGCTAACAAAGGAGTAGCATTTGACGCATCTAAATTTACTTATGTCTTTAACCGTGACATCATTTCAAACGAGTCTGAAGCTATTCAAGATTGTGTGAACTCAATCGGTATCTTAGACGACCTAAGTATTCGTGAACAACATCCGTGGTATCAACCAGAGGTTGAGAAACGATTGAAAAAACAACAGGAACAAGGACAAGATCCATACTCTCAGACCAATTTCAAAAAGGTAGAGGATGACGATGACGACCAAGGACAAGAAAAAGATAGATGAGTACTGGACTGAACGTGCTTTACAACAGGAACACAACGCTCAGATAGTAGCGGATAGGTACATGGCCCAGATTGGCCAATCTTTAGCAGACTATAAACATCAGCTGATTTCTGAGATTGAGAAGTTCTATGCGAGGTATGCAGTTGATAACAAGATGACTCATGCAGAGGCTAAGCAATATCTGACGGATAAAGAGCGTAGAGAATTTAAGCATGTAACCCTTGAAAGGTTCCGTGAGATGGCCTTGAATCCTGACACACCGACTCCTTTGTTGGATGCCTTGAGCTACCGCCATCGTATCAGTCGCAAGGAGGCTTTGCTGGCCGAAATTGAGCGTCTGACGGCTGAGCTATACGGAAAGCCAGACGGCATACATGACAAGGTTACAGAGGCTCTGAGCGACATCTACATCAAAGGTAAAATCCATCAAGCTAAGAACTTGGCACACTTCGGAATCATAGAGAAACCAATATTGGGTGTAGATGCGGTTAAGCATAAGATGGGGAGTAACTGGAGCGGTAGAACGTTCTCAACGAATGTGTGGGGGCATGATGCAGCTGTTTATAAATCTATCAGTGATACAATCAATAAAGGCCTAACAGGTGGCTGGTCTATTGATAGAATGGCTAGGGCTCTTTCTGAGCGTACAGGAGTCGCCTATCATCGAGCAGATACGCTTGTCAGAACTGAGACGACCTTTTACAATAACCTCGCGACGCTAGATACTATTAAGGAATTAGGTGGCGACCACTACGAAATTGTAGCGGTATTAGACAGTCGTACAAGTGAGATTTGCCAGTCAGAAAATCATAAGGTTTATCCTGTCAAGGAATATGAACCAGGGCGAACCGCACCGCCTTTTCATGTTCGTTGCCGTTCTACCATCAGGCCTGCAGTTAAGTCTGATAAGCCTAGTCCTTACTTCAATATCTTGCAAAACGACGGCTCAGTAAAACTAGCCACTGAGCAACGTTCTCTGGACGAAATCTTTGCAGGATGGGAGCGTGAAGGGGAAGCTGTTCTTAGGGGTGTTAAAAAATCCAAAACTGTGTCTACCCCATCTGCTTCTTATCAAGAATTTAAAAAAGACATGACCTTTGTTTATGCTGTGTCCCGTGATAAAGACGATATATCTAAACAAGAGTTGACAAAGATGTTAAAACCTCACTATTCTCTAGGTAATTTATTTAATCATGATTTGTTTGGTGATTACAGTAATAGAGAGGTAATTATTCCTAACCACATGATAGCTTACGCACTAACTAAACATAGAGATCAAATTCATTTACAAGAGTTTTTCAAGATAAAAGAGGTAATCGAAAGACCTGATTTTGTTTCTGAGGATATATTAGGAATGAATAACGCATTCTTACTAAATAAGAAGGTTGACGAAAATAGATTTATTGAAGCAGGTATTGAAGATAAAAATGGTCAATTCATTTTTCATTTTATGGTTAGAAACAAAAATAAAAATAATAAACGATTAAAAAAGATTATGAAAAAATCGAAAAAATATGACATTATTGATCAAAAGGTGTATAATATAGATAAAGAATAGAAGTAGAGAAATATCGGGAACTACGCACCCTTTGGGTATCTGAAAAGCGGGGAATTCCCGTCCCGCCTATTCCAGCACCTAGAGAAATCTAAGTGCTT